TTTGACTGAAAATAGTAAGAACCTTTAGACATTCCTTTTGATAATATTTCATAAGGCTGTCTAACTTTATCAATAACAATCTTCGCTTCATCTTTAATGTCTTCTACATATTTGTTAAACTTACCATCATAACCAAAGTCAATAACTGGAACTGCTTTAGGCTTCATAACTTCTGCCACTTCTTTTAAGTCCAATTTCTTTCCAACCAAATCAACCACTGAGGTAACTTTAAAATTACCTGCTTGGTATTGCTTCCATTTAGCTGGTGTCATAAACTTTTGCTTTGTAGCATCATCAATACTATTAAACCAATCGCCATAGTTATCAAATTCAGTTTGACCAAACATTGAAGCTCTTTTGTTATCTGTTTTAAAGTTATTTTTTGGAACTTGTATCAATACCGACCTGCAATTAAAATGGATTGGTGGTTTGTTTGGAATTTCAGCTAATTTCATTTTGTATATTCTATTATCAAGACCACGACAAGCAGATGATGTTCTAAAATCCAAAGTAGCATTAAATTTATAATAGTCTACTATGCCAAGAGTTTCAAACTCTTCATATGAAGCATATCGTGCAGTTTCTCTACTGTCTTTGATAGTTGTATATACATTTGTTTTAAGCTGTCCATCCGTGAGATTTTCACTTTTAAGCCGTATATCTTTTATTATAGTTGCAACGGGAGTACCACTTGCTACAGCAGAAGCAAGAATTGTTTTAAGCTGTCTTGCGTGACTATCAGCAGTCACTTCAAATAGATCTTTAAAATCATAACCTTGAATTTGTCTATTGTTTGACATTAAATCATCAACTACTGCTATTGGAATACCTTTTGTAGCAATATCAAGCGTTGCACTATCATATACGACTTTAGCAACACTAGCACTCTCTTGCTTCATTGATGGAAGTGCATCTTTGTACGCTTCTTTGATAAACTTCTCAATATAAGCTTTCTGCTCTATTAATTGTTTTTTACTAATCGCATCATCTGGAAGTCTTGACAATTTAGCAGTTATTTTATCAACTGCTAAAATCAAAGCTTCTTTAGTATTTGCAAAAGTTGGAGAGTCATATAACTCAAAAGCAGTAGCTTCTAAAAATAAAGCTGATTGATTATTCATTACAGTGGATTAACCAAATTAGTTTTCATTTTAGCAATATCAGCATCAGTCATCGGCTCTAAAACCTCTCCAGTGATTAAAAGGTTGATATAAGTATCCCAATCGATAATATTATTGATATACATCTCTTTGTAGCTATTTAATTCAGAAGCATCAAGCTTATTGTCAATAAAGTCTTTGTTAATGTATAGTTTAGCTTCAAAGTTATTTATGCCTTGATACTGAGCCATAATATAAAACGCTTTATTTAATCCCTCTTCCAATATCGTTGCAAAGTGATTAAGTGTCGCTTCATTATTAGCATTTAAAAGACTTACTTCTTTAGCTGTTCTTTGAATATCATTACTTACTAAGCTAACTAAATATTTTTGCATATCACTCTCATCTTTAGCAATTAAGCTCTCAATAATAGAGTTACTGCTTCCACTAAGCTCAACCCATTCAAACCCGCTTTCACTTTTTGTACTATTAAAATTAATACCATTAGAAACACCAATTGTTTTAATAGTATCCTCTGAATTCAATAAATAAGCAACTGGAATAGGAGCTGATGCAATTCTTGCATAGTTTCTTTGCTCTGATTTAAGGTTCAAATGATTTCTATTTATTACTGCTAGATCATAAAATTTTGAAATGTCATCATTACCAAGCTTAATGATTGGAATAAATCCTAAGCCATTTTGCATAGTTGAATACAAAACTCCATCTCGCCAAATTTCAACTGTTCCATCAGACAAATAGCATCTTTGTTGCACTAAAAGTTTTTCAGCATAACCATCTTCAATCGTATAATTTTCATCATAAGTGAATTGTCTAAAGCTTCCATTACTATTTATTTTAAAGTTTCTCACCACACTTCGCTTAACATTAATAAAATAAGGTCGTTTATTAATCTCATCAGCACCACTTGCAACATCTTCGTATGACTCTTTTTCAACTAAAATATATGTATAACCATCTTTTGCCAAGTTGGTCAAAACTTCTTTGCTAAAAGTATCAATACTGTTTTTCATATCGATTGTTTCTAAGAGTGGATTTAATGCTGAGTCAATAAGCTCATCATATTTTGTTGGCTTTCTTAGTACCATATTTCTAACGGTTTCAATAGCATCTCTTACATAATTAGTTAATCTTGCCAATTTAAGTCTTGCTGTAAATGAGTCATCATCTTCGTTAAAAAATGAAATTATATAGTCAGTTGAAGTGTCAAATCCATTATAAAAAGAATTTGTTAACTCTAATTGATCTCTATAATCAAGGACTTCTTGACTATCAAAGTTTGGAGTATTCATTGTAAGCCTTTTTATTTGTATTTTAACACAATTTTAAGTATATCTTTTAGTAGTGATTTCTGTTTTACCAATAAGGTCTGTTGCGTATGGATACACCCCATAAGACATTGCATCATACACATCATCATAATATTCGTGCTTTTTATTCGGAAGCCCATTCGCATCAAAACTATGTTTTTCTAATGTTTCAACTACTCTTTTTAAATTTTTATTAATAAATAATCTTCTTGTACCATCTTTTGATTGCATCATTGAGTTAAAAGCATTTACTCTGTCAATGATATTTGGATTTCTTGTTAAGTTCATAATTTGATACCCATAAGATTTTATGATAGTTATATCAGTACGACCTCCAGCACTCGATTTATTTGCAGTTCCAGAAGCATCCGTGTGAAATATTTTCTTGAAGTCTTTATATTTAATGTCAATTGCTTTCATAAGCTCATCTGTGTTAAAACTACCATAAAGAAAATCCACTAAGTGAAGACTACGACCACGCTTCACAAATACCGCACAAGGCATTTTATTGATATTAAAATCTACTCCAAATATCAAAGTGTCAAACTCTTGTATTGTTTCATAATTATTATTTAGCTCTCTATCGTAATAAGGGCAAACCAACCCATCATAGCTTTCAAATGACGCTTCATATTCTTGTCTAAATGTTCTATTGTCTAGTTCGTTTCTAGCAGTTATAACTTCGCTTTCAGAAACATATCCTCCATCTAGTGTGGTAAATTGCCAACTATTCCAATCTTGATTGTCTTTTGCACTATTATATAAATCATAAAAGTAATTTCTACCTTTTGGCGATGATATAAACATTGCCCAACCTAATTGATCCGACAATGCTGGTCTTAAAACATCAGCCCAAACATAATCAGGATTTCTAATAGTTCCGAACTCATCAAGAACTACTCCACTAAGTGAAACCCCTCGCATTGTATCTGGTCTGTCAGCCCCTTTTAAAAAGATAATACTTCCATTAATAAGTTCAAGTTCCAATCGACTTTCATTTACTTTTTTAGTTATAGGTCTTGATTTATCTTTTAAAATATTCCATATAATCTGTCTTGATTGTTGAAATGTTGGAGAAACAAAGAAGTAATTTCCTTTTTTTTGTATTGCTTTTGTCATTATGAAATAAGTTGATAAATAACTCTTTCCAAATCTTCGTCCAGCTGCAATAACTTTAAAGCGATTATCATCCAAAAAGATACCTCTTTGTTTTTCTTTTAAAAGCTTATTAGAATTAAACTTTACTATCATTCAATCTCTACAGTTATTGTTTGTGTGGCATTAGTATTATTGACTACATTTGCTGGTTCTTTACCTAAGACTCCATCTTTGTTTCTGTTGGTCAATCTGCTATGTGTATCTAAATCATTTAGGTTGCTTTCGTCATTTATCTTTCCATCTGCAAATGCTTGATTTCTTAAAATACTCTTTGTGAATAGGTCAATATGNCTGTTTCTTTCAATAGCAATCTTAGTCGCAGTTTCCACTAAATCAGGTCGTTTGTCCCTCACTTGACTAATTACTTGACTAACTTCGTCAAAACCCTTAATAATGGATTTTGCCCCTTGATTTATTTCTAAAGGATTTCTCTTNAAATGTTTNTTTATCACATCGTATGCAACATCATATTTCTTGTGTACATATTCGTGATTTTGACCACACTCAAGGTCTTTCCTTATCTTCTCCCAATTATACTTTGTTGGTCTTGCCATTTATCTACCTATTGACTCTAAATAACAANCTCTATTTAGTTTAAATGCTCCACAATAATCGCTGTCATCAACTTGAAATGATACTTTTGGAGCTTTTATGTCTGTATCCATAGATACAAGCCTATTACTTCCACTATTAATATTTCTGCCACTATGGATATTCTCTACATTTGTACAAACTAAATAACCATCATCTCTTACCATCTCTATAATTGAAGCATAATCTTTATCTTCATTTGAACTTTTTGCCCAAACACAATATTTGCATTGTTTTTTATTATTCATTCTTACAACCCCTTCCAAATTTTAAAACTATTGATTACACTCATTTTTATATCAAGCATTGTATCTAACTCGTTAGCTAACTTATTAAGAGATAAGCTACTTAACTTCCTTCTGATGTCAGCTCTCTCTCTTTTTGTTATCTTGTAATAAATCATAAACTCAATCAATA